GCTGGGTATGCGCAAAAAGCAGCAAACAGCCAGGCCGCTAAGATGGCCGGGAAAGGCGGCTTGATTGGCTTGGCTGCATTGGCTACTGATAATGCCTTGGAAAAAACAGCAGGCGAAGGATCGGCGATCAGCCGATACGGTTCGGGTGCAATTAACGGGGCGGCACTTGGGGCAACCGTCGGCAGTATTATTCCGGGCCTGGGGACGGGTGTCGGTGCGCTGCTCGGCGGCGCTGGCGGCGTGGCTTGGGAAGGTATTAGTGACTTGTTAAAAAAATCCGAGCAAAAACCTGTTGAAGCCAGCGCTAACCTGACAGTGGGCTTAGCACCCGGTTTAGTGCTGCAGCAACAAACCACCCAATCGAATGGCTTAAATATGCAGATTACTTCAGGCAATACCGGTAATGTCTGGAATGGAGCTCCTTAGTGGCCGATCAGCAAACCTATCGTGACCGCTGGGCTAAAGCGGATTTTGACGGCTTTGAGTTTTTAACTGACAGCCATGATGCTAAAGGTGGTCGTCGTTTAGTTGTGCACGAGTTTCCGGGTGCCGAAGAACCGGAGGTCGAAGACATGGGTGGCAAGTCTCGCGAATTTCAGATTAACGCTTATTTCATCGGGGCCAGCTACGATCTGGAGTGCAACGGGCTGATGGCCAAGCTCAACCGGCCGGGTGCGCGTTGGTTGACTCATCCCTGGTTGGGATTGCTCTGGGTGCGAGCGCATCAATGGTCAAGACAAGAAAGCAGCGACAAAAACGGCTACTGCTCACTAACAATCGCCTTTGTTCCGGGTGGTGAGCAGCCATACAGCGCTGAACCGGATAAGGTCGATATCGCGATTGATCGTACTCATAAGTTGGCCGATGCCGCGCAGGACGATTTTGACATGGAGCCGATGAGTGCCGACGGCTTAACTGCATTTGTAGCCGCTGTACAGGGAGGGTTGGAGGTTGTGCGACAGGTTATATCGCTGGCTACGCTGCCGCTGACATGGGCGCAGCAGATCATGGGCCTGGTTGCCAGTATAAAGGGTGAATTGGCAACATTGGCCGGATTGCCTGGCGAATATGCTAATGCTCTGAGAGGCTTGACTGATGCCTTGGGTCTTGGTTCCGATGCGGCGAATTTTTCCGATGTTGCTCAAGACTCGGTTACGCGCTTTGCAACCATCGGCACCGGTGCGGTCGCTCAGCAAGCGGCATTTTCGGATACGGCTCGGGTTCGACTGGTGTCATGCCTTGCAGCACAGGCGCAGCAAACAAGTATTGCTAAATTGAGCGGCGTTGCCGCTGGTGACGGTGTGGTTCGACGCAATTTACTGAGGGAAAGGGATTTGCGCTGTCGGCTGTTCCTGGTAGCCGCCGCGCAAGTGGCATTAGCTGATTATCGATCGGAGGCAGATCGCGAGGCTGCGTTGGCAAGTGTGATATCTGCATTTGATGTGCTGTTACCTGGTTTGCCTGATCCGGTTTTTCAGGCCGCAGTGTCGGCCCGTACTGCGTTGATTGAGGCGCTAATGGCTCAAGATTTGAAGCCGCAATCGGTGCGTGACGTGGTGTCGTTTCTGCCCGCTACGGTGCTGGCCCATCGGTTGGGTGTAGATGAGGCAACATTTATGGCGCAGAACAATGTGCGTCATCCGCTGTTTGTTCGAGGACGCGTTTATGGTTGAGATTCGTTTTGATGGTGTGCGCTATGGACATTGGCAAAAAGTCTCGGTCAGCGAGTCTGTCGATGATCTGTGTGCATCGGTGCGTTTATCGGTTACCCGGCCTGGAACCGGCGACTCGTTAGGGTTGTCCGCAAATACGGTTGCTGAAGTATTGATCGACGGCATTCTGGTATCCACTATTCGTCCTGATGTGATCCGCCGTTCTGTGGATGCGGAGAGCCATAGTATCAGCATTGATGCTCGGTCTTTGGCCCGAGAGCTGGTCGATTGCCAGTACTCCAAGGCGTTATCCGGTTTAAAGCTGGGCGAGATTGTAAAGCAGCTTTGTAGCGTATTTAAAGTGCCTGTAACGATTGCTGCCGAAACGGCTGTTGTGCCTGATTTTGCGATGCAGTGCGAGTCTCCGGCCAATGCACTGATCAATGCGGTGCGCGCATCTAATCTGATGTTACACCCGTTACCTAACGGCGGACTGATCCTGACTAGCCCTACCGCTGCCGCGCCGGTCGCCACTTTAATATATGGTTCGCATATCAAGCGCTATGACGTGGTCGACGAATTTAAGTTGCGGTTTTCTGATTACTGGGTAAAGGGCTATGACTACGAAAACGATGCGGCGCTAAAAGGTGCGGCAAAAGACGATGGTATCGGTTATTTTCGTCCGATGCACATCGTCGGTGATCGTCACGGGCAAGGGTTGGGTGGCTGTGACCGTCGCGCCCTAATGGAGCGCAATCGACGCTTGGCCAGGGCGCACCGTCTCGATTTGGAGGTGGTGGGCTGGACGCATGCAGGCGGCCTGTGGGCTATCAATACACAAGTGCGGGTGATTATCCCTGCTGAGGGCATTGATGGGGTTTACTTGATCGGCGAGCGGGCTTTTACGCTGGATGATAAAGGCGGCAGTATTACTCAACTGCAGGTGATGCATCGCGAAGCATTCCTGGGTGAAGAAAAAAAAGGCGGAAAGCATGGCTCGACTGCGAAAAGAAGTAAGAGATGAGTGATGTTTGGAATCGCTTGCGGCTAATGGTTGCCCAGGGGGTTGGTACGCTGATCGGGGCTGATTTCGTTCAGGTGCGGGTGTTGGATGGAGAGACGCTAAAAAACATTAGGCGGGTGGAACAGTACGGGCTTAGTTATCGGCCAAAACCGGGCTGCCAGGTTTATTTACACTTTCCGGCCGGAGATCGGTCTTATGGTGTGGCGCTGGTGATCGGCGATAAGCGCTATCAGATGGAGCTGGAGGAAGGCGAGGTGGCTTTGCATGACGATGAAAATAATTATGTGCATATCAAGCGTGGCGGCATTATCGAAGTAAAGGCCGCAACTAAGGTGATTGCCGATACGCCGCTGTTTGAGACGACCCATGACATGAAGATTGGCGGCAATGTCGAGATACTCGGCGGGTTGAAAGTTAGGGGCAAGGATGTCAGCGATACTCATACGCATACCAGCACTGCACCCGGTACGCCGACCAGTGAGGTTAATTGATGCTAAAGCTGGTACAGATTGATAACGGTGTGTTTGACTTGGTGTTCGATGACCCGGCTCTCAATGATGCTGATGCGGCGGTAGCGACATTGGTGTATGCAGCGCTATTTACTGATGCTGAAGCGCCGGTTGATCGCGAGCCTGATCGCTTTGCGCGGCGCGGCTGGTGGGCTGATCCGCAGGCCGGTAGCGGTTTGTGGTATGTACGTCGGCAACCCTTAGGTAGTTCCGCCAGGCGTGAAGCATTGGCAATGGTGCAGTCGGCGTTAATGAGTCACTCCCCAGCGTTGGCGGAGGTGAGTGTCACAGAGCGGGTTGTGCCTACTGGAAATGTTTCCAGCGTTTTTTTAGAAATCACCGGTCTGCATAATGGCCGTAAGTTTATTTTGAGTACACCGTTGTGACTACGTATCTCCGTCCTTCCTATGCTGAGTTGAAATCCCGTATCGAAACCGATCTGGCCGGTATTCCTGCTGTTTTGCGGGGGCCATTGTCGGCGGCGTGGTCGCGGGCTTGTCATAGTCAGCATGGTTTTTTGGAGTGGATTGATGCACAGTGCTCGCCGTTGACCTGTGAACTGGAGCGGTTATATGACTGGGCGGCGCTGTATGGCGTTGATCGGTTATTGGCGACAGCCGCTATCGGCAATGCCCTGGCTACCGGCACGGCAGGAACTCCGCTGCTGGCAGGGACTTTATTACGCGGTCCGAATGGGTTGGATTACGCGGTATTGGCTGCCGTGGTACTTGGTTTAGGCGCAACCCCTGTGTCTATTCGTTGTACCACTACGGGCAGCGGCGGCAATTTGAGCGCTGGCCAGGCCTTGACGCTGATTGATCCTGTGCCGGGCTGTGCCAGTACGTTGACTATAGATGTCACTGGTATTACTGGCGGTGCCGAAGATGAGTTGGTGGACGCTTGGCGGATACGTGTTGCTGATGAATGGCGGACGGTGACGACTCGCGGCGCTCGATCCGGAAAGCCTGATGATTATCGTTGGTGGGCAAAAAGCGCACATCCATCTGTCAGTGGTGCGTTGGTTCAAATGCACGCTTTGGGCTTGGGCACGGTGATTGTTCGGCCGATTTGTAACAGCTTGATCAATCGTCTGCCAACGTTGGCTGTACTTGATGCGGTGTCTGCTTACTTTTTGGATATTGCTCCAGCGACCGCCGATTGGCGAGTAGTTGCGCCGATTGTGCTGCCGGTGAGCATATCCATTCATCTGCTGGCTGGCTTTGACACCGCTGCGAACCGAACAGCGATTACCGCCGTACTTAACTCGCTTGTGCTGGCCGAGTCCAGCGAAGAGTCGGTACTGGCCATGGCGGAAATCGACGCCGCCATTGCTACCGTCACCAGCCAATATACCCGCTTGTCTCCGCTTGTCGATACCGCAGTGGCGGCAGGTGAAGTGCTGGTGTTGAATCCAGTCGTGTGGGTGTGAGATGGAGATTGTAGTCCATAGCCCAAGACAATTCGCCGATGGCATTAAAGGATTGCTCCCTCAAGGTGCTGCGTGGGATTGGCCTGAAGGCGGATTTGGCGATGCACTGTTCCTGGACACCGCCCAGGAACTGGCGAGAGTGGAAGCCGAAACTCAAAAAGTGCTGGATACGGCTATTGAGCTGCATCGGCCAAAGAATAGCAGCTGGCATATCAGTCAGTACCGTCGTGTGGCAAATGAAGCGATTTCTGGCGTGACTGAAACAATGCCGCGTCGAGCCTTTGTCGTTGGGAGTACGGTTGGGCAGCGGTTGTGGAGCCAGGCGGCTCCTGACCTGACGTTTCCGGTCGATCTGGTACAGGTTGATCATTTGGTTGGACCGTTTCGTGTCGGCAGTCATGTTGGTGAAAGATTATGGGGCACTCGTAGTCGCTATGTGTTGAGGGTACGTTATTACAGGTCCGTGGTTGATCCACTGTTATTGTGGGAGGCGTTGATGGATTTTAAACAGGCTCATGTTTTTTTGTGGTTTGAGGATATTACAGGTATAGGTGGTGAGGTGAATTATGCACAGAATTGATGGCGCTGGCCATGTTGGCAATAGGTTTGTGGCGGAAGATCCTGCGACGAATCGTCCACCGACCGAGGTGACGGAAGCAATCCTGAATACGTTTCAGGAGGAGTTGGCTGGATTCATTGAGTGGGCCGGGCTGGTCTTAAATAAGGCGGATGACTCACAGCTTAAGCAGGGGCTGCTGGCGAAGTTTGCATTGCTGGAGCTATCGGCTACGCATGGGCAATGCCGTCTTGCGCTTTCTGGTTCGAACCTTAAGCTGTCGCCATTCAATGGCAACAAGCTTATGATCAATGGTGCAGTGAAGGTTATTCCTTCTGCTGGGGTAACCATAGCTTCAGCCGGATTAATCCCATTAACACTTTATTACGTTTATGCATATATTAACTCTGGTGCAATAGCATTAGAGCTTAGTACAACTGGGCATAGCGTTGATGCAACAACCGGCGTTGAAATTAAAGCTGGAGACGTGACTAGATCGCTGGTGGGCATGATCAAGACAATTACTGGCCCCGCCTTTGCGGACACGGCAGCACAGCGATTTGTGATCAGTTGGTTTAATCGCCAGCATATAGGAGGATCAAGTAAGTTTTCAACAAATAGATCAACGGCCAGCGCTACGTTTGTGGAGCTTAATACAGAGATACGTAATGAATTTTTAACCTGGAGCACTGATGCTGTCACTGCAAGCCTATCTGGCTCTGCATATATTGACGCTCCGGCGAATTATTTTAGCTTTGCGGCAATCGGTTATGACGGGGTTTCTGTGCTATCTAATGCTGTAGCACGATGGTGGACGGCTGACAACAATACGTGTCCTATTTCGATTGCTGATACGCGGACGCTTGCTGAGGGGTACCACTACATCACTGTGGTGGCGCGAGTCTCAAATGCCGCGATAACGCATACATTCAACGGTGGCGCGCTCACCGATGACCAGACAACCCTGCAAATCAAGCTTAATGGATAATGGTATGAAAAAAATAGGCATTACATTTGGTGACGAATTGACTGCGGCTGGGTTAGCAGGTCTGTCTATCGGCTGGGGTGGTGATGGTGCTATTGCTTTCGGGGTCGATATAACCGCAGCGCAACAAGCGGCAGTATTGGCGGTATATGAGGCACATAATCCTGATAAATCATGCAGGAAAACTGTCATGAAGGCCATCAACGTCGAGCGTGATCGTCGTAAGTCTGCAGGTCTTAATTGTGGGTCAAAATGGTATCACAGCGATGCCGATAGTCGTATTCAGTATCTTGGTCTAAAAGACAAGGCACGTGACTTGTTAGCGGAGGGGGGGGCGATGACAGATCCCATCAAAATTCTCGGTCAGTCGGTTCAGTGGAAAACGATGGGCGGTTTATTCGTCAATGTGACTGCACAGCTTGCCTTCGATATCGTGGCTGCTGTTGGTGATCTTGACGCACAACTGTTTACAGTTGCCGAATCGCATAAAGTCATAATGGAATCCAGCGCTGATCCTGCCTCCTATGACTTCTCCGGTGGCTGGCCGCAATCGTTCGGTGAATAAACGTTATTAGACGGTGCGACCGCAAAGGGTGATAGAGCACTCCTTGCAGCCACCTTCAGCAGATGGACCCTGCGTCTGGCCTAGACACCGTGCTGTGCACACAGCGGCGCTAGGCTATCACGCGAGTACAGTTAATGGAAACAATTCGTTGCGGGAACTGCCGGAAGAAGCTGGCAGAAGCTGAGTTTATACGCTTGTCGATCAAGTGCCCTCGGTGTGGGGTAATTAACCAACTGAAGGCCGTTGAGCCTCTAATCAGTATGCCCAGAGCATCAGAAAACGAGGTTTTATATGACAAATCCAATCATCCCCTGGATAGGCGGTAAAAGACGTTTGGCAAAACGTATCCTGCCAATTTTTCCAACTCATGAGTGTTATGTTGAACCGTTTGCAGGAGGTGCGGCTCTTTTCTTTCTTAAGGAGCAATGCGACGTTGAAGTGCTAAATGATATTAATGGAGAATTGGTTAATCTATATCGCGTGGTTAAGCATCATCTTGAGGGGTTCATCAGGCAGTTTAAATGGGCGTTGGTTAGTCGGCAGATTTATAGTTGGCTTAAGATGACTCCTGATGAGACGTTGACCGATATTCAGCGCGCTGCCCGATTCTATTATTTACAAAAGATGGCATTCGGCGGCAAGGTTGCCAATCAGACTTTTGGAATAGCTACTACCAGCGCTCCTCGACTCAATCTACTGCGGATTGAGGAAGAGCTTTCTGCAGCGCATTTGCGGTTATCTCGGGCGTATATTGAGCATTTGGCTTGGGATGCGTGTATTAATCGCTATGATCGACCCCATACTTTGTTTTATTTGGACCCGCCATATTGGGGTACTGAGGGCTATGGCGTTACTTTTGAACTTGATCAATATACCAAGATGGCTGAGTTGGCTAAATCAATCAAAGGCAAAATGATTATTTCGGTTAATGATATCCCTGAGATGCGCAAGGCTTTTGATGGGATGGAAATGGAAAGTGTGGGTATCAATTATACGGTAGGAGGTGGCAAGCGGAATAAAGCTGCAAATGAGTTGATTATACGTAACTGGTAGTGATTATTCCCCGTCCTGAATTCAGGGTGTTCATGCAATTATTGTTCATCCGGAATTCAAACGCTATTTGTCCGGAATTCAAACGCGCTTTACTATGTGATGGAGAATTCAAACAAAAATCTTTTTTGCGATTTAATCATGAAAGGCGGAATCACCAGTGGCGTCATTTACCCGAAGCTCATCGGCAAGCTAGCCGAGAAATATCGGCTAAAAAATATAGGCGGCACCTCGGCCGGTGCGATTGCAGCAGCCGGGGCGGCGGCAGCGGAGTTCAGTCGGTACACCCAGCAAAATAATCCAAACTTAGGCTTTGATAAATTAAAAGAATTACCCGTTTTTCTTGGAGAGATTCCGAAAGGAAGCGAGTGGCCGCGATTGTTGAGCCTATTCCAACCGTCCCCGACTTTAAAGCCTCATTTCGAGGTTTTGCTCAATACCCTACATGTTAAGCTAAAGATGCTAGTCGTTTTGGAAATTGCTTTTCAAATGGTTCGCTATTTCCCATTGCCCTCCTTGATTGGATTAGCGATAGGTACGCTTTTGCTGTGGTCGATATTTTTGGGGCTAACGGGCCATTCTTTTGTCGCACTTTGCGGCGCCTTAGCTATACTGGCGGGCTGGGCTGTCGATACATTGATTATCCGCTTTTGGTTCAGAGGAAAAATTGAGGACAATCAAGATTTGCTCCGTACAGTAGGCATCTGGTTTCTGCTCGGCATCGTCTGGACCGCTGTCGCCGCATGGCTTTTCAGCCCCCTTGCTCCGTCATTCCTCGTGTCCATTCTAAAAGTAAGCAGCTTAACGCTGGTAACGCTATTAGTCAGTTTTGTTATTCTGGTTGCTACCCTTTTCTATTTTACCCGCTCCTTGGTAAACGGCTTGGCAGAAAATGGCTTCGGTTTTTGTAGCGGCTTGAATGCAGATGAAAGGGCTGACCCGAAGGCGTTAACGAATTGGATGACTGGTTATTTTAATGAATTGGCAGGACTTAATGAAACCGATAGACCGCTGACTTTTGGCGATCTATGGAGAGGGTCACGGAACCAAGAAAGCGAAATTCCGGTAGAAAAAGACCGAACGATTAACTTCGAAGTGATGACTTCTGCAGTCAGCCGGAAAATGCCGTATCGAATTCCATTCATGCTGAAAAGTACGAAATATTTCTTCGATCCGGTCGAATGGGAGCGGTTATTTCCGCAGAATGTGATTGATCAATTAAAAATCAACGGTGCTAGCAAAAGAGTATATGATCCGAAAAACTCTAACCGCACTTTTTATCCTTTGCCAGACGCAGATAAATGGCCGATTGTCGTTGCAGTTCGCATGAGCTTGTCTTTTCCGATACTTTTATCGGCAGTACCTTTGTACGCAATCGATCAGACGCTTAAATCAGTCAAAGAAGTGAGGGATTACAATAAACATAATGAGGAAAAAAAGCCTATGCCTGTCTCTAAAGTTTGGTTTTCCGATGGTGGCATTTCCAGCAACATGCCTCTGCATTTTTTCGACTCATTTCTGCCGCAACACCCGACTTTTGCCATCAACCTAACCGATAAACGTCCAGATGCAGATGAAGGCAATCTCAAGCCTTCGCCTGAACCTGGGTTCGAAAAGTGGAGAGTTTCTTTGGCAGACGGAAACGACAAAGGCGTGGAAAGATATTGGAAACCGCCTACGGGGAGTGGACTCGATGGACTATTCGAGTTCCTGTCGTCGATCATAGAAACTATGCAAAACTGGCGGGATGAAATTCAGTTTTCCTATCCCGGTTATCGCGATCGGATAGTACAGATCAGCCAATTGCAGGAAGAAGGCGGGGTAAACCTGAATATGCCGACAAAAACGATCGAAGCCCTCGGCAATGCTGGCGAGAATGCGGCGGAACAATTGATAAATCGCTTTATTAGTGGTGGCGGCTGGGACAATCACCGTAAGATTCGTTTGCGTAACCTCCTAGCCCAGCTCGAATTCAAGCTGGATGATCTAGATGCCGACCAAGCCGACGCATGGCAAACATTTCTGGATAAAAATGCAACCCAGAAGCCTTACAAAATGAGTCCCGAAGAAAAGCAATTAGCTAACGAAACCTTAAAAGCGCTCGTGGATATGGCTATGAATTTTCAGAAAGATCGCTCTGTAACGCTGACAAAATCAGCACCGCTCCCTTTTCCGGACCTTCGCATTACCCCACGGTATTAG